CTAAGCCATGACGTGGCCGAGGGCAGCAGATAAAATAGTATTGCCGGATGCAGACTGACCATAAAATGTGACAGTAGAAGTATGGCCATATTCGAGCAAAGACAAATAATGGTAGCCAACAGGAAAAATGAATTCAAGGTTGGCAATGACCTGCATACGAACCGAATAATTGCCAGTTAAGCTGGCAGTTTGAGAACTATTGGCATTAATTACATCAATACCGATGCCAACTGCAGAATAAGCGGATCCGCCTGAATTACAAACACCAGTGAAGTTAAGACAGGTCGGTTCCTCGGCCCAGCCGGTGACGAACTCGACCTTGGCGGCGGCCGAAGAATTCCACTGTTTCCAGGATGCGGTGGCATCGGTCCAGCTTACAGTTGAATCGGAATAATAAAACTGGCGAGGAAGGCGATTGTAGTAATTCCACACGCCGCGGTAAGTAGGAAAATCGGATACCTGGCCGAGGGCTGAACAACCCAGGGTGCCGAGGTAAAGTTTCTCAGGGCTGCCGGACTTGACCAGAACGCCATCCTGGGTGGTCAAGGCTGTGGCGCGGGTGGTGGGATTGGACCAGGTGACGAGCTCAAGGGCCAGGGTGCCGGCGTTGTCATAGATAAAGACGTCGATCACCGAGCCGGAGGCTTTGCCGGATAACGAGGCTGACAATTCGGTGAAGGCATAGGTTCTCCAGCCATAATCAGGGACATAAAGCGAAACTTTGTTACCTTTGTATGGAGTGAAGTAGATCGTACCGCCGGCGCCATCGACTGAGATCGGGGATCCGCTGGTGATGGTCAAGCGACCATTGACGGACTGGAAATTTGCCAGATAGAGATTGGATTGGATGAAGGCTGCCAGAACGGTGCGGATTGAATCCTTTACGATCTTGGCGCCGTCCCAATAGAAGTAACCGATAAGACGCTTACCGGACGATTCGGTGGCGGAAGTGTTGACCTCGAGGGTGAAGATAGTCGACCCGGCAGAACGAACGGCGAAAATATACCAGTCGTTAGCTCCGCCGGTGGGTTTTCCGCCGGCTGAGAGGTCCACGTTTGTTGAGGCTTTGACCGGGACGCCATCGATCACCAGGCAGGCCGGCTGGGTAGTGCTGCCGGGGATGCGGAGGCGATCGGTTGAGAGGATCTGGATAGTGATGCCGGATTCATACCTGGCCAGAAGATCACCCAGGTTGATGGCGTCGGCGGCGAGCTGGCCCAGGCGAAGGGAATCGGAGCGAAGATTGTTGTAGTGGTCGGCGGCGGTGGGCTGGCCGGCGACTACGTCACTTGAGAGGGGGTAAGTCATGGTGTCACCTTTTTTAAGAGTATTTAACAGGATGAAGAGGATGAAGAGGATTTAAGAATTAAAGAAAAGATCATTTAGCGCCTGCGTTCTATGTCACGGTCAACGTCTGACTGGTGACTGGAGACCGGATGCACCAGGTATTGATCTGGCTTTGTCCCCAAAGAAGCGGGGATAATCACCAAATTGGCCCCCTGAACTGCGGGGGTGGTGTCCGGATCCGGCGCCTGGCTGAGCGAGTTTGTCCCCAAAGAAGCGGGGATAATCACCAAACCATTCAATAATTCTATGGCCTCGGTGTACCGATCGTAGAAATAAATAAAGGCTTGGTTACTGGGATCATCCAAAGGATGATTATTGGAAATATTTTGTTGGTGCAGATGCATGAGTTCCACGGCGATCTGGACAGCTTTATTCAGGTTCATTGCTGCTCCTTGGGTATGATTTCATCGCCGGTTGCAGGATCGATGAGTTTAGGGTTCTTGACCCTGATAATAGGCTGAGACTTGCCGGGCGTAGCCTGATCCACGTTGGGTTGATCCGGTTTGACACCCAGCGGGGGGCCGGCTTTGCGGCCGGCGGCGAGCAGCTCATCGACCTCGACGGTCTCGCCGGCGAAGCGGTAGGCCAGGCGGAGGAACTCGCTGTCATCGATCATCTGGCGGTCACGTAAGACGGCCAGGCTGTTGACGATGTTCGAGACGGCCATGCCCAGGCTGACATTATCGCGGGCGCTGATGTCGGCGCCGGTGACTTCGAAATCGGGGGCGGCCGGCAAGTGGCGGTCGACCATGGCACGCCGGCGAACAACGATGCTCAGGATATCGTTGACCAGCCACATAAAGTAATTCTGGCGCTGCTCGAAACGGCGGAAAGTTGGACCGCCGGCGGCTTCGGCGGTGGTGCGAGTGGCCGATTCGGGTTCGGCCAGGAAATGGAGCGGGAGTCCAGTGCCGGCTGCGATCATCTTCTTGAGGGCCAGGCCGTCCTCGTTGGCCTCGCCGGCGGCGAGCTTGGGCTCAATGACGGACCAGATCTCGTTCTCGTCGATAACGAGGATCGAGCCCGGCGAGGGCGGGGTGGCGTTGAGCTGCTGCTGGCGGGCCAGGCGTTCGGCTTCGCTGGCGAACTTACTTTGGACGGTGTATAGAAAAGCTGTACGATAACGATTCAAACGGGCACGGTCCTCGAGCCAGTTGGCATAACGACTTAACCAGCGCAGGATGGGGGCCAGGTCCGATTCTCCCCACTGCGCGCCAACCGGCCGGTTGATGGCATAATGCAGCATGACCACAGGGAAAGAACCATCTTCGCCTTGAGAGTCGGCCTGTTGGCTATAGGCGGTATAGGTGATCTCTGATGGGACCAGGTGTTCCGTATTTTGCACATAGAAAGTGAAACTCAGCGGTTGCTCGATGTCATTTTCTGCGCTTTTGATTTCTTTGACCTGGGTGGCGGGGATGGCGCGAACATAAGACATGCCGGCGGCATCGGTGGTTAACACGATGAACAGGTTACCGGTGCGGCTGAGCTCGTCGCACCATTCGGTACAGCGGATGCTCATACGATTGAGGCGGTGCTCCCAGAACTTGTTGATAAACTTGTGGGCGACCTCGTTCTTACACTCGAAGGAAAGACCACCACCGACCACGTACTGGCTGGTGAGTTCTACGATGCGCCGAGCCAGGGGATTGACACGCCAGGCCTCGAGGGCCTGTTCCATGACTTCTTGACGGTCATAATCATAGCGGTCACGGTCACCCTGCTGGAAGGAGCGCGAACCTTGTACAAATGTAGCATCTGTCTCGTGGACGGCCAGTGCAGCCCTAACCTGGCGGGTAATTTCAGAATTAAAGAGACGTTGAAAAAGGTTCATAGTTCTGCCTTAAAAGTTTTACCTAAAAGTTTTTATATATTTTGACCTGGTTGGTAAGGATCCAGGATGGCAGGCTCAGGGTTTAGAGGATTGGTGCCAATGCTGCCGTCGAGGTTAAAGTAAAGGATTCCAATAAGCTCAGCCTCATATTCGGCACCGTTCTCGAGCTCTGAAACCGGCTCTAAGGTACAGCGACAATTATCATGGATACGATCCCAGGCAGCGGCTGTCCACTGCTGCATGGTGCGGATCTGACCTCTAAGGTGGCTGCAATCACGGCAGGGATGGTAGCTGTGAGTGGTCCACTTGTAACGAGTGATGATGGGATCCCAGGCTGGCATAAATTACCTCGGAATTTACCCTTTGAAAAGACAGGGCTTACAGGACCTTTGGGAGGATAAAGAGGATGAAGAGGATTTAAGAATTTTAGATTTCAAGAACTATCTCCAGTAGCTGGTAGCCCAGGTGAGAGTGCCGTCCCAAATGGAGGCATTAAACAAGACCGGATCGGCGGGTGGAAAATAGACGCCGATGTCGGTAAACTGGCAGACGACGATGGAATGATTGCCGTAGTGCATCTCGGTGGAAACATGGCCCAGGGCGCGCAAGTCCGAGATGACGCCGGCGGAGCAGGACAGGACCAGGTCTGAGGATTGCGCAAGGAAGTTAAGTAGAATACTGTACATGGCGGCGCGGCTGGCGGCGTGGATGCTGCCGTCAGGGTTGACCAGGCTGTCGGCCAGGATGATAGAGAAAAAGACACGATTCATAACCGAGCCGGTCGAATCGATCTCTTTCTGGATGGAGACGGCCGGACCATCACCCGGTCTACGGGAATCGTGTTCCAGGATGAAGCCATAGGCCACGCCACCGTTGACAGTGGCGTGCTGCAAGGTCATGTGGCAGTCGACGCCGATAGAATAGGTCACACTTCACCCCAGGCGGCGGCATTGTCTGAGAGGAACTGGCGAACGGCGGCCTGGCTGTTGGAATAGGCGGCGGCTACGCCGGCAAAGACTCCCAGGCGGAGCTGATCCGTGTCGTTGTAAGTGAACGTGACCAGGGGGCCGTAGGTGGTCGAGCCGGTGGCATAGATCACGGATACCTGGGTGACGCTGAAGATGGCGGCCAGGCGATTGCGGGCCTTTAATGCAGTAAGATCGCTGCTGTCAAAGACCCCTTCGAAGATGGCGGCCTTGTTATCGGGACGGATGCGCCAATGGTTACGAAAGCGAGGTATGCCGTCGTCGTTACGCTGGCCGAGAGCCTTTAGCTGGGTAACGAGAGTATTGACCTGAGCGGGGGTCATGGCCAGGTTTTCGATGTAGAAGTACAGATTAACGTCTGTCATATAAGCCTCGAAGCCTTAGAGATCTCGGCGGGGGTGGCGGCGCGGTTGAGAAGCAGGGTATGCGAAATCCAGCCATTCCAGACACTCGTTGGAGTATCACTTTGCGCCCCGATTTTGCTAATATTGGTGAGCGAGCCAGCCCAGGTACCCAGTCCATTTTTGGTAGTATCGAATTGGGACCCATTGAGAAAACATTTGTACTCATCGGCGGCCTTAGACCAGGTAATGGCTACTGGAAACCAGGCAACACTGGTCTGAGCTGGCGTATTGCACGTCAATAATGTACCTCCGGCAGTATAATCGATCCTCAATATGGCTGCGGAAGCGTGCTTGCGTGCTTCGAAACGGTTATTGTCATCGGCATACAGCCTGATAAACTCATGGTTTAATCCATCTGTCCATATAGTTGCATCGAACATTTTGAGCCACATCAGGATAGAACCTTCGGCTCCGTTGAAAGCGGAAGCAAGACTGGCCGAATAAATCAAGGCATAGTCATTAGCGCCGTCGAAGTAGGGGCTTCTCTTACCATCCCCAATACCAGGATAACCGAAATCCACGCCGGTGTAGGCGCCGGGGCGGGCGTTGCCGCTTATGTCTGTGGCCACGGAGCCATTGGATTCCCATAGTGGCCAGTAGGCAATAAGAGAAGAGCCAAACATGCGGATGATCTTCTTGTAATAAGGGCGTTTACCTGGCTTGAGGATGGCTGGGTTTTGCATAAAGACTCCAGAAATATTTACCCTTTGAAAAGACAGGGCTTACAGGATGGACAGGATGAAGAGGATAAAACTTTTTTATTTAAGTTTATCCTTTCAGGACCACACCGATCGATCGATCGGCGCCCTGGGCGGCGTCCGTGCCGGCGCCGGCGTTCTCGGACCAGACCTGGAAATACATGCTGCCGAACAGCTCATCGGGCAAGGGATAAGCGCCGGCGGCGGCGGTCTGAATGTTGGTGATTTCGACGATAGCGCCGGATTGATCGCGAAGTGGAACAAAGGTTCCACCTGGCGTTGAGCAGACCTTGAAGGCGGCGGCGGCGGCGGTCCAGGCGGCGGGGAAGATCAGCAGACCACCGGAGAAGTCGGCCATGGAGATGGCGTTGGAGATGGCGGCACCGTTGAGGATGACAGCGATGGCGGTTGAGGGGAAGCGGGTTAGGGGCATAAGTACCTCGGAATTTAACAGGATGAACAGGATGAAGAGGATTTTAAATCATAAGATGGTTATGAAGTTTTGGCCATTGAGTCGACCACAGATGAAACCCTGGGGGATGCGCAGCCAGAAGTCACCGGCGATCTGCTGGGCGTCGAGCTCGGCGCCCTGTTTGAGGATGCCGATCTTCGAGAAGGTCAGACCAGGGCCGATGCGGATATTCAATCCATCGGAACAAAGAACACGCACGCGGAAGAGCGGCGCAACAGGCAAGGAGTCGACCAGGTAAGGCAGCGGATCCACGGCGGATTGGATGCTGCTGGCCAGGCGCAGCTCGAAATGCAGGTGGGGACCGGTTGAGTGGCCGGTGTTGTTCGAGTAACCGATCAGATCCCCTGGTGAAACAATTTCATCACGTTTCACAGCGAAGGAGTCCAGGTGACCATAAATAGTAAGACAATCAGCGTGTTGGATTCTGATGCAGTTACCGTAGCCGGTCAGGTCCATCTCGGCCATGGTGACAAGACCGGCGGCTGCAGCTCGCACCGGTGTACCCATGGGGACGCCGTAGTCGACGCCGTTATGGCCATGGGTGAGGGGATAGTCGGCGGGGTTTTCACCGAATAGCTGGGTGATGGGCGGGTTGCCTTGGAGTGGTTTAAGTAGAATAGGCATAAGAAATTTAACAGGATGTACAGGATGAAGAGGATAAAGAAATTATTATTTTCTTTTTTCCTTTCCTCGTCCCTCCGGGCGGAGGTAACCCGGAGGGATTAGGAGAAATGAACGGGGCCGGCTGGCGGACGGCCTTAGACTGGTTGGTGACAGTTTGACCAGGTTGATTTGCGATCGCTGCCACCATAACCAGGCTAAGACTTTCCGCTGTTGATCGCCTGGCCGGCGTCTTCGATGGCGGTGCCGAGGATGAAGGTAACCAGAAGGGCAACCAGCGGAATGAGCTGATCCTCGGTCAAAGGAAAGTCGGGGCGAAAGGCTTTGGTTATGATGAGGACCAGGCCAACGATGAGGGCCCAGAACTTGCGTGAGGTAAGCAAGAGTTTGAGTTTAGGATTCATAGGATTTTAGATTCCTTTTTTCCACCCCTTCGGGTGCGCCGAAGGGCGTGTTTGGTGACTGTCACCCGCTGAGTTCAGCGAATACCAGTCACCACATAGTGAGCACACATCCGGCCTTTTCAGGCCTGTGCCCAAAGTAATTGAGGTTATACCCTGAGGTCGAAGTTGGCGCGGGCGCCATAGAAGGTGATGACGGAGGGGGCAGCAGGGTCGATTTCCAGGTCGAGGATGTAGTAGGAATCGTCATCCAGCCATTCAGGGGTAGTCAGGGTAACAGTGGCTTTATGCTGAGCCTGGGTGAGGGTGGTAGCATTGGTGGGGGTGGACGTGGTGGTGACGGCTGCGCCAGTAGGGGCGGTGGCATCAGCAGCAGGTAATGTGATCTTCTGCAAGACAGGCTCGGTAAAGGAAGTCAGATCAGCCGTGGCCACCAGATAATAGACGTCAATGGATTTGAGACGCGAGCCCTTGAGGGCGCTGCCGTTGGAATCGAGCAGAATCGGGATCCAGACGCTGAAGGCGGTGTCATTGGCGACGCGGGCGCTCTTGACCAGGTTGGAGGCGACGGAGTGCGTCAAGACGCAGGTGCCGGCGGTCTGGAAGGCGCTGACCGGGATGATTTTGGACATATGTACATCGTTTGTGTAACCCATGAGAAAACTCCTTGATTTATGGTTGTCACCCCTGCGGGTGCACCGAAGGGTGAAGTTTCTGATTGGTGACTGGCCGGCCCGATCGGCGGCGCCGTCCAGTCACCATAACATTTAGTGCGCCACCTGGGCGCAGTTATTCAGGTTATGTGACGTTCTCTTTGTGCAAGGGCCGGAAATCGTTGACCCACACGGCCAGGAAATGGCGAACCTTGAGGCGGGTCTCGTCGTTCATGAAGACGGCGGGGCTGAGGGAATCGCCGGCGATGAAGATTTGGGGCATGAGGCCGAAACGTTCACCGATGAAGATGGCCGGGGCGACGCGCGGATCCGCAACAGCAGCCCAATCGTTGGCGTCGGTCCAGTCCGGGACGGTGATCACGTCACCAGATGCACCTTGCAGAAGGTTATCGGCGTGGATATTGGTGGTGTTCTCCCAATCGCCGAGCAGGACCTTACGAGCGGTCCACTGGATGGCACGAGGTACCAGACAGTATTTGGGATTGAGGGCCATGACCGGACCGCTGCCGTAGTAGCCGGCAGCCTGTTTGATAAGCAGGGGCTGGTTGTACATGGCAGCCGAGACGACTTCCCACTGGGTGGCGGAGAGGGCGGTGGTCAAGAGATTGGCATGTCCACCAAGCGTGGTGACGGCGGTAGCATTGAACAGGGTGCCGGTATCGGCCATGGTGGGTCCCAGGCCGGCGGCGGCGGTGAAGATGGCGGCCACCAGGGCAGAAATCTTGCGCAGGCCGGCGCTGGCCAGCTCACGCGGATAGGCTTTGAGCTTGTTGGCGTCGTCGCGGTCGATCAGCTCAAGGGTCAACGGAATGTAACCGCCATACTTGACGAACGAGGCGGTTTCCGGGCTGTCACCGACGGCCAGCTCGGTGTATTCTGCGCCTTCTGCGACGACCGGCAAAGAGCCGACCGTGCCGATCAGCGTGCCGGTGATGGATTGCAGGCTGCCGAAATGGTCGACAGTGGCGATGGACTTCCACCAGTCGTAACCGGCTTCACCCAGCTGCTCCCACTGGTTGACGATGATCTTATTCATGGCGTTTTTAACCAGACCGGTGAAGTCGGCCGTAGTGGCCAGCTGGACACGGTCCGGATAGAAACCACCGTGAAGGTCGTAGTCACCGGTAAGGGCCAGGTAGAGCTCACGGATGCCGGACGAACGCGGGGCTTGCAATTCTTCTTTGCCCTTGTCACGTGGGGCGCCGAGCAGGTCGTCCATGGCGGCTTGCAGTCGATCGGCGCTGTCGAACATGGCGTGGATCCGTCCAGGTCCTTGAACGGTCGAGCTGCCGGCAATTTCGCTGATCATGTTGCGGGTGTCGTCGATGGCGGTCTGGAGGTCCGCCGGCTCAAAGACCTGGTCTTTGAACTGCTTGCGGATCCTGTCCTGGGCGGGGGTTGGCAAGCGTGACGCTGCCAGTCCACTATCGAGCAGGTAGCTGCACATCTGGACACGAATAGCGCGGGCTTTCTCCGCCTCAGCAGCCAGGGCCTGCTGGCGATTTTGCTCGTCGAGTAACGAGCGGATAGCAGCCTGATCTTTGGTGAGCTGCTCCTGAGTTAACTCAGGTTTGGGTGTGGAGGTAGTTGATTCGGGCATGGTAACAGATTCCTTTGCTTGAACAGAATTTACACCCACAGAACGGGTGTTATTTAAAGCGCGGAGGAAAGCTCCACCGCGGGCCGGATTAAAGACCAGGTCTACGGATAAGACACGTAGAATGGTCTGGACCTTCTTTTCTATGGCGGTAAAAATAACATCGGCGGAAAAGCCGACTTTGGGATGAGGTTCTTCGCTGAGCATCTGGCGGCCGAGCTCGGATAGAAGCGCTCCGCTGGGACCCAGTGGTCTAAGGGACAATTTAACGCCTTTGGCGTC